CTTCATTGGGGCTGACTCTTCTGGAGTAAGATCCGCATCTGGTTGAGACACCTCTCCCGATTGGGGTGTGTACTCGCCAGCTTGTGGGGCAAACCAAGACAAATTCTGAATATCAGAATCATGTGGATTGGCTACCTCAAAATCTTCTCCGGCCGAAACAAACACGTTTACGGCAATATCATTGTTAACAGTGGAATTAGGGACAGTAAGCTCGTTGACAACATAGACGGCTAGGATACCATTCGCAGATATGCGTGGTGCCCAGCCAATCTTTGTATCACGATAGATTGGTCCGCCATTCATACTCATATTTGCATGTTGCAAGAATGAGAATTGCTGGCCCCAACCTACCTCAACGGTAAAGTCTCGCTCCTTGGCTAAATCAATGATGTGCGTGTAATTTGTGTTATATTCATTGGATAAGGCAAATGAAGGATCGTAAACGATTTTCAATCTCCCCTTGTGAAAGGAGGAGGCGACTATCTGAAAACGGAACTTCATGGTTCCTCGCCAATGTTTAAACGGCAACGCAGCAAAGCAGCAGGCTGGCATGTGAAACTCCTTCCTACCATCAACTGACAACTCGCTCCAAATAACAGGTGACACTTCTGTATTCCACAGTAGTGTCTCGGTGCTATCAGCAACTTGCCAGCCGAATTGAGTAAGGTAACTTTCTCGCTGGGCAATAGATTTGATTGTCATCTCATCCGTGCCATCCAGTCCGAAAGTCCGTGTATCACACGTCAATTCTTGTTTTGCGTCTAATGTGAGCTTAGTGCATGAATCGGGCATATTAGTATTGGCTAAGTTCCCCATAAAAGTGGGACGATAGGGAACTATATCCGTAACTACAGCCGGGCGTGAATAACCAAATGTCTTGGCTATTGACGCAACAGCTGATGCTGCGATTTGTGTTGCCTTAGCGTATAAACCAATTCCTGGTGCATTCGCCAAGGCTCCCGCTGCACGAGCAACAATACTGGCGGGTTTGGAAACAATTCCTTGTCCATACTCGTCAGCTTGCGGCCTGTACTCACCTGCTTGTGGAAGGAGAGACGCCGGCTCATTCGAAGTGGGTACCGAAAGGGAAACATCTGTTGCCCAAGCGAATACACTCACAGTCACAGAGTCCGACGCTCCGTTAGCATGCTTTAAATTTTGCATGTTATGTATTATCATCTGGCCCATGTCCCTCCAATGTTGATCCGGGATGCTCAACGCATTAGCTTCCCAAACGAAAGGCAAGGTCAATTCGCCTCCTTGCGATTTCGTTGGATCAAGATATACATGGGGTCTTTGGCTGGCGGCCACTACGTCCTCTTGATAGAAGGCTCGGTCTTTGGTGAATTCATCGAAAGTGTGTAGGGGAACATACGATGCGATTGCTCGCCCATAGTGGAACCCGTTACCATTCAACATAAATTTGACATGCAATTTGCATCTCAACAAGTTGAAATTGGTTATCCGATTTATCACTCTTGGATTCTCAAAGAAATCCTGCCAGGGGTTGAAGGTCTCATACAAAGTGGTACCTGTACCCCAGTCAAAAGACTGAATTTTAATTGGACGGGAGAAGAAGTTCTCCAAGTGGTCGTCAGTGGTGTCGGCCGTCTTAAACGTGGCATCTGGTTCAGATCCCACATTGTATGACCAATCAGCTTGCTGATCGGCAAATGTGACGACCTCGTGTTTTTGTTCTAAATTATTTTCATTTATTTGTACATTAAAACGTGAAGTAATCCTTTAT